CGCATAGAATTGGCCGAAATACTCATTGTAGAGGGGCAAAACAAACTACTTGATAAGGTAAAAGAACTGGTTCAATTCAAATAAGCACAAATGCAATACCTCAACAGTACCATATTGTGTTTAACCTACGATGAGCTATTCAATGGGCTTATTCCAGTTACAACTTATCGTAACTGGAGGAATAGAGGCACTGTAGTTTTTCATGGGAGAGGTGGAAACGGAAGAAATGTATTGATAGAATACGATTCGCTTCCTGAAATGTATAAGCAGCTGGTGAAAGAAGTACTGTGCAATGGTATTGATCCACACGAGTACATGGCCAAACAGCCAATACGTGACCTGATTAAAGCCGACCACAAAGCCATACAGTTCTTTCAGGACAGCCGGTTAAAAATTAAACCTGAACGCCGGTTAGAATACGCCAACGATGCTGCAATACTTAATGCATTTGTTCTTTTACTGAGTGATAAAAAGAAGCTTAAGCAAACGCTTAACCTTTCGCTTGATCAGTTTTGGAAAACAGCAGGCACTATCGTTAAGGAACTGAAAAAGGAATTTCCCAACACTTTACCAACGAGCGACCGCCGCCTGAAACCAATTTTTAAAGCGTATAAGAAAGATGGTTACGAAAGTTTGATTGATGGCCGCACCGGTAATGAAAACAACCGCAAGGTTGATGAAGATTTAGAAGCACTGATCCTTAGCCTGTACATCCAAAACGGCAAGCCTTATGCAAAAGAAGTGCATGAGATATACGAACGCTTCATGAACGGAGAGCTTGATGTTGTGGATGTACATAGCGGTGAAGTGTTTGATCGCAGCAAGTTTGTAAAAGATGGTGATCCTATTACCATAAGCGATACAACAGTATGGAATTACATCAACAAACCAATTAACAGGATTACTGTTGACAAGTTCCGTACATCAAGCCTCGATTTCAGCAGTACACGCCGCCCACACATGCACAGGCATGCACCTGTTTACTCCTTCAGTAAAATATCGATGGATGATATTAATGTACCGTTTAAAATGCCTGACGGCACACGTGTATGGAGTTACCAAATATTTGATGTTACAAGCGGTTGTGTAATTGGCAGAGCCTTCGGAAAAGAAAAGAACCGTGGATTATTTACCGCTGCTGTTATGGATATGTTCAGACTGATCATTAACAACGGATGGGGAACGCCTGCCGAAATTGAAGTTGAACAACACATTTCTAACACGTTTGCTGATGATCTTTTAAAAGACGGCTATCTGTTTCCTTTTGTTCGATTCTGTAGAGGTGGTAACCCACAGGAAAAACGTGCAGAGGGTTTCATTAAAGGTAAAAAGTATCAGCACCAGGCGAAGCGTGAAGGTTTCCAACGCAGACCTTTTGCAAGGCTTGAAGCAAACCGTATGAACGAGGATAAAAACAAACTCCGCTTTCATTACGATGAGATTGTTGCTAACGAAGAGTACGATATACAGCAATGGAATAACAGCCTGCATCCAAATCAGGAAAAGTATGCTGGTAAAACAAGGTGGCAGGTATTATGTGAATATCAAAACCCGCAACTTGTAGAGCCTGATCTTGCGTTAATTTCTCAATACATCGGTTACAAGGTTGTAACAAGTGTTCAGCGGAGCCAAAAGGTTAGAGTTAAGAATGATCTGTACCAACTGCCATCACCTAAAGTAATTGAATTACTTAACGACTTAACAGTTGTTGCGCATTACATACCGGATGTAAACGGCAACATTAACCAAGTTCATTTATACCAAGACGGGCAATTCATTTGTACATGCGATAAGCTTGAGCGCTTTAATGAAGCGAAGGCAGAGCAAACTGCCGAAGACCTGCACATACGCAACAAACAGTTTGCTTATGTAACCGAATTCAACACAATGGTTAGGGATAACAGTGAAAAACTTGCAAGGAAAGTTGCTTTCCATGCGAATAACAGTACCCCTATTTCCCTTGATGAAACGTTAGCGACCCCTGTTTTAAATGATGAACCGATAGAAACAGAACAGCTGGACGATGATATAGATACGAATGATGATTACTGGTTGAATAAAGCAATGAACGATTTATAAAACAAATAAGGTCTGCTTGTTGGACTCAGAGCAGCGAAAGTGTACCAGAGCTACCAATAGCCTTATTAAAAATAAAAGCCGCTGATGCTGCGAACACCAACGGCCATTACTAACACAATAAAAACAAATGTATGAACCTGAACGCAGACATTAAACAGAAAGTAGTAAAGGCAATGCTTAACAACCGCCCAAATTTCAGCGGTAGTGATGTTGCCTATGCCAATTCACTTGGCATTCACAAGAGTGCATATTCTCAACTTAAGAAAGGCGTGACTGAAAAGGTACTGAGTGAACCAAAATGGATAAGCATTGCACGCCGCTTAAATGTTACAATAGGCAACGAACCTGAATGGGTTACAGCTGCAACTCCTGTTTACTTATACATTACCAAGCAGCTCGAGTACTGCCAGCGTGAAAGCACTACAGGCATCTTCTGCGACAAAGCAGATATAGGCAAAAGCCATACGGCAAAAGAATATGTACGACGCCATAAGAGTGCGGTGTATATCGATTGCTCATTAGTTAAGAGCAAGCAGAAGCTTGTACGTGCCATTGCAAAAGAGTTTGGCATTGACCATACTGGAAAGTACAGCGATGTATTTGAAGACTTGGTGTATTACCTGAAAGCAATACCTACACCCATCATCATTTTAGATGAAGCCGGTGATTTGGACTATGCCGCTTTCCTTGAACTGAAAGCCTTGTGGAATGCAACAGAGAACCATTGCGCATGGTACATGATGGGTGCAGATGGTTTAGAGGCAAAGATGGAACGTGGTATTGCGAATCGTAAGGTTGGCTTTACCGAAATATTTACCCGTTACGGTGCAAGGTATCAGAAAGCAATACCAAAAGGAACTGACGAGCGTGTTGCATTTATGCGAAAACAATCTGCTCTTATTATTCAGGCCAACTACCCCAACGCAAAAGAGATCGATACGCTGTTAACCAAAACAAACGGCAGTCTTCGCCGTGTGCGAAAGGAGGTAATAAAACTCAAACGCCAATCACAATTAAACTAAACACCATGCAAACGCCACGCACATCCAAACTATTAGCACAAAACCGATACAACAAAAAATCGGTACTGTACTTAACAACTATGACCGAAGATCAATACAACAACTTTCAGATTGATACTGCAAGGGCTTGGCTTGAATTCTATTGGTCGGGTGTATTGTCAATTGACGACCTGTACCGAACAAAAATATTTTGGAGATGGTGGATGTGTGCGTGGAACGAAGCTGATGATAAGTTTATACTGCCTGCATTATACAGCACGCATAAAAGCAAACGCAATACAAGGTACAGAGAGCTGCACCAGTATGTGTTTGACAGCAACAGCCTGCACCAGCAGTTTATCATGGCCGACTTCCGGCACATGCGTGGAGAGTTTGAAAACGAAATGCGCAACCCCACATTAATTAATCAAAAGCAATAACCATGTTTTTACTATTCCATGTAATTGCCATGCTCATTATTACAGTTCTGTACATGCTCTTTATGAAAACAGAACGTGAGCAACAGCGCAAGTATCCAACCGTAAGTAAAAAAGTAACCATAACCCAATTAAAACCCATGCAATTAAACACAGCAAAAACGGCTGATATGCTTAGCCGGTTAGAACACACAAAAGAAGTAAGGAAAGAACTCGATGCAAAAGAAGATGAAGCACGTGCATTAAAAAAGTGGCTGGATGAACACCCCGAAGCAACAGCATCGGAAAGGCAGGACAGACACAAGCAATTGCTGGCTGCACTGCAATCGATCAACGACCTCGTTTGCCAGCTGAAACCCTTACCCGTTTACATTCTTCGTTAACAAATAAATATTATAGAAAATGACACACCACGTAAAGTTACAAACATCGAAAGACAAGGAATGGCATGACGAATCAGGCGCATCTATCCCTTACAACAGAACCACACAATCGGAACGCCTGCGTGAAAAGAAAGCCTACAGTATTGCGCAGAAAGCTTTTAGTATTAACCTGCTGCTTTCTGAATTTAAACGCTACGTACAGGAAGCCTGTGAGGAAGTAATTACTGCTATTCGCAAGGATGCCAAGATTAAAACCAACAATAAAGGCAACTACACCTGGTACAACTTTGACCAAAGTATTAAAATTGAGATCAACGTAAATGAAAGCATTCGATTTGATGATACCCTGATAGATGCAGCAAAAGAAATCATTACAAACATATTCGAACGAAACTTAAACGGAGATGACTTTGTAAAGAGTGTTGCAACTGAAGCATTTCAATCAACCAACGGCAAGTTGGACACTAAAAAGGTTCTTGGTTTAAAAAAGCACAGCAGCCGTATTTCCAATAAAGAAATAAAAAAGGAATGGGATAAAGCCTGCGACCTTATTGCGCAAAGTGTTACACGCCCAACCAGCAAAAGCTATTTCCGCATTTGGGTGCGTGACGAGCAAGGCGACTACCAAAACGTAGACCTGAATTTCAGCAGCATTAAAGCATAATGTTTCTAATGGTGATTTCCTCTGCTGTGTTTCTACACGGTGGACTTTTAAAACTTACTAAACCAAATAATCCAATGGCAAAAACAAAATGGCTTACAGCAGATAAAGAGTATTTGCAAAACAACTATGGCAGCATTGATACGGAAATTATTCAACAGCATCTCAACCGCACACAAAGCTCTATACATACAATGGCTGCACAGCTTGGTATTACAAGAACCTACGGAAAGAAAGTACGTAAGCCCACGAAAAAACAGATTGAGCGCAAACGCAGAAGCGAAAAGCACCTGCGCTTAAACCAACGGAGTTACAAAACAAAGGAGGTTAGTTACGAAGGTAAACGGGCCGTTAAAATAGACAGTAAGACCCATGTATTTATTGATGTTAACGCATCGCCCGATGAAGTAGAATGGATTTTGAAACAGTATAAGCGCAAGTAAACACCCCCTTATTTCCCCATCATCAAATTAATTAAATGCAAGAACAAAACAACACACCCACACCCAAGCGCAGACTTAAGCGTGGACTTGGTGTAAAGGAACTGCTTGAAAAGAAATACGACTGCTGGCAGTTGCCCAACGAATGGAAGGTACACATTGGCGAAGTAGCAAGTTGCTTCAGCTCTATTGTTTGGGGCATGAGTGGCAATGGTAAAACAAGATACGTGTTGCAAATGGTGAAGGTACTTGCTGCACATGGCAACATCCTGTTCGATTGTTTGGAAGAAGGCGACAGTTTAACCATGCAAAAAGCTTTTCGTGAAAGTAACATGATAGACATAGCCGGTAAGATTGTATTGATTGACCGTGAGGGCTACGATGATCTTGTATACAGGCTAAGCAAAAAGAAAAGCCCCAACATTATTGTTATTAACAGCGTGCAACACATGCGCATGACTTACGACCAGTGGAAATGGCTGCGCAAACGCTTTCGTAAAAAATGCTTCATACTTATTAGCCATGCAGAAGGGAAAGAACCAAGTGGCAGTTATGCAAAAGAGATTAAGTACGATGTTGATATTAAGATACACGTGAGCGATTACGTTGCTTACCCCATCAGCCGTTACGGTGGCAATACTCCGTTTGTTATTTGGCAGGAACGTGCCATTGTAAAACCACAATGGAAAAAATACATGCAGGCACAGTTACCTGCAAAGCCCGGCGACCAACTTGAAATTACAGAACCTCAAATGAAAGCCGTATGAACAGAAACAATGTGACCACGGTTGACAAATTAGTAATTGGCGACCGCTTTTACCGCTGCAACGATAAACACAAAGAAGTGTTGGAACTGGTGGAGATGCCAGCTAAGCGAACCTATTACAGAACGTACCGGCACTTCTTTATTACCGCAAGCACTCTTGAAAATATACGTAATGATGCTGAGCGCATTAAGCGTATGGCCAAACCAATAAACGGAACTACGGCAGTAGTTTTTCTCCGCAACTCACAAACTGTAAGCCATGCATGAGTATATACAACACCTGAAAGAAAAGCAGGAGAAAGGTGAGCTGATGATTGATGTAATAATGCCAGCGGCTTACGACTGGATAGTTGAACAGGGTTGGATAAGTGCAGACTTCTACAAAGAATACATCTACAGCGCATGTGTGTACAGGCAGGAGTGGTTAAAGAAGCGGCCTGTTACCATTACCGAAATGCAAAAGCGTATAAAGGTTCACGATCAGCTGGGTAAAAGCAAAGAAGAGGAAACCATACGCAGCAACATAGCAAAGAAAATGGTTGTGTACGATTTTGTACAAATCATGACCGATATAAAACCGAAACAATTAATTAAAACAACAACATGAAACGATTTACTACATGGCTCAACACAGGCGATAACGCATTTTGGATTGTATGGTTCATTACATGGACAATTGTAGTGGCCGGTACTATTTACAGCTTCACTTAAAAAATTTAATAAGCTTAACACTATAACAAAATGGAATATCGAATTGAATTAAAAACAGAAAAGGCATTAAAACGACTAAGCAGAAGGTTCAATACATACAGTTGCCGCATGAGATACTTTATGTGGATCAATAAATTCTATTACTGCAACAATAGGCATTTCGATTAAACAAAAACAAATACACATGCTGCAACTAACAGAGCTTAATTACGCAACCGCCGTTGGACACATCAAAGTATCAATGATGGTAAAAGAGATTGCTAAATACGAATGGATTTCGGGTGTGGAGCAGTTTAAAAACCAGTTTCATAAAGAACTCGACAGCCTGCACATTTCAAAAGCTTACTACCAGCCACGTTTCTTTTACAAATGCTTTGTGATAAACGATAAGTACGCAGAGATATGGAAACTGAACGTACACGGCGAAAGGAAGTGCATCATTTTTAAAGTATTCAAATAGTATTTAAACAACTAACACAATATGCCCATCAAAAATTCTTACATCACCGTTACCGATCAGTTTTGCGGAGCTGGCGGCAGCAGCCAAGGAGCTGTAAAAGCAGGCGCAGAAGTTAAGCTTGCACTTAACCATTGGAAACTTGCAATTGAAACGCACAACACCAACTTTCCTAACACATTGCACGATTGTACAGACATCAGCGCATGTGATCCACGCCGCTATCCAACAACGGACATTCTTATTACAAGCCCGGAGTGTACAAACCACAGTCTTGCAAAAGGACAAAAGCAGGTGCAAAAGCAAATAGACATGTTTGATCAGGGAAAGTTAGACCCAGCTGCTGAGCGAAGTCGTGCTACCATGTGGGATGTTTGCCGGTTTGCAGAATATCACAAATACAATGTGATTATTGTTGAGAATGTAGTTGATGCACGTAAGTGGATTATGTGGGAAGCCTGGTTACAGGCAATGCACCTGCTTGGTTACATGCACAAATGTGTTTATTTAAACAGCATGCATTGCCATCCAACACCGCAAAGTCGTGACAGGATGTACATCGTGTTTTGGAAAAAAGGCAACAAAGCTCCGTTGTTAGATTATACTCCTTTAGCGCATTGCCCTCGCTGTGAAAAAAATGTACATGCCGTACAAACATGGAAGCACTCTAAAAAGCAATTTGGCAAGTATAAACAACAGTATGTTTACTGTTGCCCAAATGACGGAACAATTGTTGAACCTTACTACTATGCAGCATTTAACTGTATTGATTGGAGCGACTTTGGTACACGTATCGGTGATCGTAAGAAACCACTAAGCCCCAACACTGAAAGGCGTGTGAAGTATGGTTTAAAAAAGTATGGCAGCGAACCTATGCTGATGCATAGTTTGTACGGGCCGGAGGCAAGAGGTGTAGTGCGGCCATTAACTAAATCTGCATTCACACAAACTACTTTGCCAACACAGGCTATTGTTCATCCATACATCATTAACGACCAGCACAGCACTGGCGTTGAGTGCCGTGTAAAATCTGCACAGGAAACAATCGGTACTATACCAACAGCCAGTCATTATAAAATGGTTTTTCCATTTGTTGTGAAAGGTGAGCATACTCTATTAGACGGTTATGCAAAATCAACAACTGAAACCATGCAAACACAAACTGTAAGGCAAAGCATGGGTATTGTAACGCCTCCGTTTATTGTTGAAAATAAAAAAACGAGTAATGCAAGAGAAATAACAAGTCCGCTCGCCTGCGCTACTACAGTTCCTTACCACGGCATTATATCAACCGATAAATTTAACAGCTTCATCAGCTATTACTACGGCAGCAATCAATCAACCAATCAAACAGAACCATTGGGTGCAGCCACAACAAAAGAACGGTACATGATGGTGAACTACAAACAACCTGAATATGAAGATTGCTATTACCGTATGCTTAAGCCAAATGAAATAAAACTGGCAATGGCATTTAACAACGATTACGTTGTACTTGGCAGTGGCAAGCATCAGGTAAAGCAATTGGGTAATGCTGTTACGCCTCCTGCAATGGAGTGGTTGATGAACAGAGCAATTGAATCACTTTCTTAAACAACATAACATGCCAGCATATTCATTCAAAGAACAATTTATTGATCCTATTGAGAATGGTACAAAACAACAAACCATCAGAGGCAAACGCAAGGGCCAAGCAAAGCCCGGCGATACACTTTACCTGTATTACGGGATGCGTACCAAGTACTGCAAAAAGATTGCAGAGAAGACATGCAGAGCCGTTGATGATATAGTGATAAAAGAAGACGGCAAAGTGTATGTAAACGGCAAGAAACTTTCAAGTGCCGACAGGCACAACCTTGCCAAAGCAGATGGCTTTGAAAATTTTGCAGCCATGTTTAAGTTTTGGCAACAGCACAACAGCCTGCCTTTTAACGGCGATATTATTTACTGGTAAACATTCATTAATCAATAATTTAAACTTCAATCAAATGGAAAAGAATCAGATCATTTATTTACTGGCATCAGCAATTCATTGGGCATCATTTACGCCTACTCAGGAGTTGGGAATTTTAGAGATTATTGAAGATGCAGATGATGCTATGACGGCAGCAGGAGATATATGTGAATATCTCGACATCGAAAAGCGTGGCAACAGATCATCGTTACACCAAGTAATCAAAGAATACTTTTCGGAGTTTAAAAAAACAGCATAACCAATGCGCAAATTTCAAGTAACAAGCAGTAAAATGGCTGGGCCGATCCTCATTACATACAATGGGGACGGCTTGCTGCAAATAGCAGACTTCAGCGGCAGCGGTGCCAGCTTTGAGCAGGTTGCCTACCTCGTTAAAAAGATGCCGGTGTTGATAGATAGCCTTGAAGGATTTTGCCAAACATCCAACCTTGAAGCGGTTGAGTGCGACTTTGAAATTTCGTTTGATTCGTTTTGGAACGAATACGGTTACAAGGTTGAAAGGAAACGCACAGAGCAGCTTTGGAAGGCCATGAGCAAAATAAAACAACTAAAGGCATACATGAGCATACCGGCCTACAAACGCTTTTTAAAGCGTAAGAAAATTGAACAGAAATACCCCGATACGTACCTGCGTAGCGAGGCTTTTGAAACCGAATGGGATAAAGTACAATGAGTTTACCATACAGCAACATAAAAGCTATTTACGGCCTGCTTGGCAAAACAGGATTAACAGCACAAAAGAACGCTATAGTGTACGGGTTTAGCAATGGCCGTACCGAAAGTGTAAAAGAGTTAACCGTGCATGAAGCAAACGAGCTTGTACGCTACCTTAACCAAGAGGCTAATAAAACAGCTACACAGGAAAATGCCAGTGCCAACCAGATGCGCCGTAAAATTTTAAGCATGTGCCACCGTATGGGCTGGGAAACCGAAGACGGCAAAGTTGATTTTAAGGTTCTTAACGAATGGATGACCAGTAAAAGCTACCTGAAAAAAGAATTGAACAAATACAGTTATGCCGAACTTCCAAAGCTGGTAAGCCAGTTTACAGAGGTTTATAAACACCTTGTAAACAAGGTGTAGCACGTTTGCAAAATGCCTTTTTTTTGAATGGGCCGCACACTTAAATTGTGCGGCCCATTTATTTGTAAACCACACAAAAACACAGGACTTACCATGCAAGAGTTAACCAGCCTTTTTGAAAACGTTCCGGCTCAGGCTTTATCTAAAACAATTGATGATGTTATGATTGAGTATGCAATTACAAGCATTAAAGATGAACAAGGCCAAACAGCAGATGTAGCTATTAACCACATTCGTAACATGAAGCAACTAAGGGATGTATTGAATAAGGTTAAAACATCAGCTGCCGGTAATAACTAATAGTGCCGTAGTTGTACCGGACTTTCTTGAAAAGCGGATTACATCGCCAGCAAAATGTTTTTGGGCAATTATACCATTAGAAGGCTTGTAGTCCGCTTTTATTTTCCAATAATCTGTAAACAGTGCAGACACTTCTTTGTAATCGCCTTCGGCAGTAACTTGCTCAACAATACCGGCATCGTTTATTTTATAGCTAAGTACCAGGCTTTTCTTTTCGCCGGTAAATACTTTCGGTTTAAATACTGTTACAACAATGCCGTCTTTCATTTCATTACTTACCTCTGCCATGCCATAGCGTTCGTATATAAGTGCAGAAAGCTCGTTACCCACTTCGTTAAAGGGTTTGCCTATATGTATTTTTTGGGCCGACAGTGAGAAGGAAAAAAGGGTTAGGATTGATGCGAGTATAATGTGTTTCATGTGGTAGTATTTGAAAACAAGATAGTAACTGATTTTTGAAATTCAAAGAACCTGTTATATTTGAAGTACACATCTTGCATCTTGCATGGCTCGAAACCCCTCACTTAAACATCAACGGGATTTATTTGTACTGGAAAGGTATCGCTACCACCGGAAGCGTAACCCCAAATGGATTATTACGGAGGTTATTATTGAAACAGCCAAGGAGGTTTATCTTTCTCCCGCTACGGTTAACAACATTCTTAAGAAAGTAAACGAGCCAAAAGTACCTGCAACAAAAACGGTTGCAAAGTATATGCGGCAGGCTTCTGCTGCTTAAATATTGTTGAACTCTGTTTTAAATGTAAGGATACTCCACACCTTCATTCCATCGAAATACATTGCATTTACATTGGTTAAGGTAAACTGCTGTGTAAGCAGTTTGTTTTCTGCATTCTTCAATGCCCAATGTTTCAGCAGCTCGCATACTTCATCTATCATTGCCTGATGATCGTTAAGTGAATTATCCTGCACGCCTGTATCGTGGTTTTTAAACGGAGCGTTTGAAATGAGGTGTATTTTAACCTCTGCATTGCGTGCAACAGCCTGCCTGTTAAAGTAGTTTATTTGTAGGTTTTTTGGCATTTCAATGTACAGGGCGGGTACTTTGTAGCTGGTATTATCCTTGCCTCGCAGGTATTGTCCAATAAAGTAAAATACCGGCGCAACGACGTTTAAACGGGCTTTAATCCCTTTGTAAATGTTATAAGTGTTCATAGTAAATACCCCTTTATTTCCCTTTTAGCTGTTACAAATTGCGGTTAGTTCCCGTAGTATCTTATCGGTAATGTTGCTGTTAAGCACTGCACTTTCGCCAATAAACTGCCGTTTTTCAATCTTTATTTCCTTTGCCAATGCCATTGCTTTGTACTGTTGCATCAGTTCTGATTCGCCAGCCTCCTTAGCCATATAGTACTGCGCCCAAAAGTATTTACGCATGTTGGGTGTAACGGTTATTTTACCGCCCTCGTTGTGTATTTGTGCATACTTCTTATCTGTATAAATAAGAACGGTTTGCCCCTGCACTTTATAATCAATACTATCGCCCAGCTCGCCGCTTTTGGTAAGTATTGGCTGGCTGTTTGTGCCACCTGTACGTTTGCTTTTACGACTTGCCCATTTGGTTAAGCTTGTATCGGTAAACCCTTCGTTAATGAAGCTCTGTTTAAAATGGTTTACCGCTTCTACTCCAATAATTACAGGAATATCGTTTTCAATAAACTGGTTCAACTCGTTTAGAATTGCCACCAGCTTATCAGCTCCTTTTATGTGTTCATCATCCAATGCCATAAAAAAGTATATCTTTGTAACGGCTTCCGAATAAGTCCCGGATAATTTCCCGGATCGCTTTTTTCGGAAGCTATTTTTTTTGAGGGTGTAAACTGTACAGTACCGTTTGTCCGTTTTTCCTTTCCTCCAAGTAAATAATTACAGCCTTTTCGTTTTTTGTGTACTTCATAACATGGTATTTAGCAACGTGCTGTTTTGGTTTCTTTGGCTCTTCCTCGTATAGGTAATCCGCATCCTGCAATACTTCTTTAATGTTATTGAGCAGGTTTAACCTGTCCCACACACCATTATCCAGCCGCATGTTCTTTTCGAATGAAGAGTGGTTAAACTCAACCGGCTTTTGCAGGCGTTCTACTTTTACCTTTTGCTTTCCTGCCACATCTTCCATCCACTGTTTTTCCTGTACCTTCTTTTCGTAGTGGTAATACGCTCCACGTGCTTCGTGTGCTGCAGTTTTATACTCTTTCTGTGGTAGTTGTGCGTAAGGGTGCTTCTCAACATCAAACACCTTTCCTTCAATACCCGGATTAAATGCAAACGCATCATTAATCTCAACGCCTGCTGGTTCTTCGGTTGGCTTTTCATCGGTTTGCCTTGCACTGCATTTACAGCCGTAACCATTGGGCGGGAAATGGGTTATCCAAAACGGATGATCGATAGGAAGGATTGTACCAACGAGTGCAAGATGATCCTCCCGCTTTACAGCTGAGCGGCTAATAACGTATTTAAGGTTCGGATAAAGCCGCTTGGTTCGCTGGAAGCTTTGCCACTGTGCAGCCATGCGTGAAGAGCGTACAGCGGTATCGTATTCGGTTTGCAGGTATCTATCCTTATACGTGCCAACCAATTCTTTTGCACCGCTCCTGAACTCGCTAAAGCTTTTGAGGTTGCCTTTATCATCTCGCAGCTGCTTTACCAGTTCCTTCATCATATCGTGCTTTTTAAAAGCACTAAACACTGCAACATTGTATTGCAGGTTTTTAAGCATTTCGTGGTTAGGTGTACCGTATTCAACAGCTACAGCCAGTTTGCCAGTTCCTTCCCTAATTGCTTCCCGAAACTTTGCATATTCATCTTGTACTAACTGGCGGTTTTGTTGCTTGCTGTTGCTTTCGCCATCGTACACGTTTTTAATCACCTGGTCTATCAGTTCATCAACGTTTACTGATACGCCAAGCTCCTGCTTGCTGCTTAGGAAATATGCACCCTCGCAGCCGCAAGTACAAACAACAACACCACGTTCGTGTAAATAGGACAAGTGTAAAAACTTTATGGTTTAAGGTTTAAGGCTGAGGATCATCTTTGGTTTTGTCTTCCTCTTTTTTCTTATCACCGGGCTTTGGCTCGGGATCGGTTTTGGTTGGTGTGCCGTTGAGTTTCTTTTCACGAATACGGCGCAGTTCGGGGTAATCGAATGTTACGCCTTCGCTTAGCAGTCCTTTGTAAACGAGGTAAGGAATAAAACGCTCATTCATTTCATCTACCACGTTTTGCATCCGTGCAATAGTAAAGTCGTCCATTACACGTTCGTGAACCTCTGCACTGCCAACAAACGCTTTTTGGTCGCTGCTGCCTGTTTGCCCGTTAATAATCTTGCTTATTTCATCGTTGCACAACGCAATGTTATCGCTGTAAATTTTATGGCCGTTATCGCCACTGCGTTCGAGCATTTCAGCTTCATCGCCCTTTTGCAGTATTACATAACCATCGGTGCCAAAGTTAGCGGCACGGCGTTCCATATCATCCAGTTCCGCATCATCATTGGTATCGGCAATTACTTTCAGCACCGGCATGCCCCACTTTTCACTTGCACGGCTCCAATCGCTACGGCTGTAATATTTCCAAATAACATTGTAAGCGCATTCCAGCAACGTACCAAGGTCGTCACGTTCGCCAAACTCTACTAAATCGAGTTCCCACATTACATCAGCGTAAGGAATAACCGGGCCGTTTAATGTTGCCTCAATAAGTATCAGTTGCTTTTCAATACTTACATGCGGACGATCGATGAGCTTAACAGTTACATTACCATCCTCTTCAACAGTTAATTCTATTACACTGTATCCGTGAAACTCGCTTTCGAGAATGTACTCAATTACCCTGCTCATCCATTTTTTATGGAACTGCTTTGTAAGTTCTATGTCAGGCGTTTCGCCATTATATAATAACCACGGCTCGCTCTTGAGTTTAAACTTGGCTAATCGGATTTGCGATTTCAGATGGCCATCACGACCGGTGTATTCATATATAGCATGCAGCTTGCTACGGTCTGGATCATCGGCGTTCTTTACCATTACCAATGCGCTTCTGATATCCGCTATCTGATAAGATACCTCCCGCTTGTTTTGTTTCTTAATAGCATTGGTTGCACGCTTCTTTTCGGCAGAATTTGCGATTGTTGTTTTTTGGCCGCTTCCTGCCTTTGTTTTTGATAAGCCGATAGAATACCCGAAAATTTTAAAAGATTTCATTTTTGAGGCCATTTAAACGCATTTAAACAATAGTTTGACCGATACCTTAAGCG